CATGGCACAACTGGCATCCAACTCAGAAAAAAACCCAACGCGCCCAACAGACACGCCAACCGCGCCTTACGCTTCCTTACGCCTTACACGGACTTACGCCCTTCCCCTTATATTATTTATTTTCCTACTATACACCCTATATACCCCCTATATAAATTATATACTCTATATATAGAGTAATAAATGTAATAAGTGTAAGAACCCTATAAATACCGGTGATTGAACCCCTTACACTTGCCTTACACTTCGATACCCTGGTGTAAGGCATTACCACCCCAACCAACAGTCACACCACCGCGATCAAAACCCCGCCTAACCGCGCCTGAAGCCATTACAGCCGCTCTGCAACACTGCCGCTACATAGGACAGCCCCCCCCCACTACCGCCCGCCATACGGCCCACAGGCATTGCATCCACACACCCACTCGTGTATATCCCCCAGCCATGACACAGGACCAACCGCCTAACGCGCCCACACCCGCCTCCGCGCGCGCACGACGCGGTCGCCGCTCCACTCCCGGCACATTCACCCCGGAAAAGAAATCCGAGTTCCTCGACCTCTACTGCACCGGCCTGTCGGTCCTCGAATGCGCCAACCGCGTCGGCGTCAGCACCGTCACCGTCTTCAACCACATCCGGTCCGACGCCGACTTCGCCGCCCGCTACCGCCAAGCCATGGAAATCAACACCGACCACCTCGAAGACCACCTGTTCCGCATGGCGACGCAGAAAATGCCGGGCAACATCCTCGCCGTGTTCGGCGTCCTGAAAGCTCGCCGCCCCGACAAGTGGCGCGAGTCGGCACGGGTCGAACACACCGGCAAGATCGAGTTCACTCGTCCCGAAGACCTCGAAGCGGCGCGCCAACGGGCCCGCCACCGCGGCTTGGAGGCTCTGAACTGATTGACGCAGCCCGTCGCGAGGCGCTCCCTCGAGCAGCAACTCGCTGAGGACATCGCTTCCTTCGAGTTCGACCCGGAAGGCTTCGTGTGGTATGCCTTCCCGTGGGGCGTGCCCGGCACCGTGCTCGCTAAAAAGCGCCCTCGCGCCTGGTTCATCGCCCTGTGCCGCCGCATCCGCGAAAAGCTGCTGGAGAACGGCAAGAACAACGTCTGGAAGGTCGTCCAAGAAGCCGTCGCCTCCGGCCACGGCATCGGCAAGTCCGCCGCCATGGCCCAGCTCGCCCTGTGGGCCCTCTCCACGCACGAGAAAACGCGCGGCGTGATCACCGCCAACACCGACACCCAGCTTCGCACCAAGACATGGCCGGAACTCGCCAAGTGGCACAACCTCTGCATCACGCGCCACTGGTTCACCTGCACGGCGACCGCGATCTACCACACCGGCGACCAGAAGGAATGGCGCATCGACGCCGTCCCCTGGAGCGAGCACAACACCGAAGCCTTCGCGGGCCTGCACAACCAAGGCCGGCGCCTGTTCCTCGGCATGGACGAAGCCTCCGGCATCGCCGACTCCGTCTGGGAGACCGCAGAAGGCGCAATGACCGACGCGGAGACGCAGATCCTGTGGCTCGCTTTCGGCAACCCGACCCGTGCAACCGGCCGCTTCCGCCAGTGCTTCACCAAGTTCCGCGAGCTGTGGGGCGTCGCCAACATCGACTCCCGCACCGTCGAAGGCATCAACCTGGACCGCATCGCACGCTGGGAACGCCTCTACGGGCCCAACTCCCAATTCTTCAACGTGCGCGTGCGCGGCCAGTTCGTCGAGGCGGATGCCGACCAGCTCATCCCCCTGGAGTGGATCGCCAACGCGCGACTGCGCGGCCATCACGCAACCCCTGACGGCTCCATCCCTCGCCGCCGCATCAGCGCCGACATCGCCGGCGGCGGCGCGGACGACACCGTCATCACCTCCATGATTCACTACGACTCGTTCCGCCTCGCCGTCAAACAGACCAAGCACAGTTTCCCGCCGGCCACGGCCGTCACCGACGCAGCAGACGCCGTCAAAGCACAGTGGGACGCCTTCGGCTGCACCGTCCAGAACGGCGACGACATCGTGGTAGACTCGCTCGGCGTCGGCCAGGGCTGCGCCAACAACCTCGTCAAGCAGTACGCACTGCCGGTCGTCCTGTACAAGGGCGGCGAGGCGTCGTCCAACCCAAAGCTGTTCCGCAACCGCCGCGTGCAGTCTTACATCGCACTGCGCAACGACTTCCGCGACGGCAAGATCGCCCTGCACCCCGACATGCTCCCGGACGACGAAGCATGGGCGGAGTTCGAAGCGCAACTGACCAGCATCAAGAGCAAACCCGGCACCGACAAGCTCGAAGACCTGCAAACGCGCGAGGAAATGGCCCGCGCAGGCATCGACTCGCCCGACTACGCCGACTCCCTCGCCATGCAGTACGCCACCCAGGTGCCGACCGTGATCGCGGCAGACGGCGCGCGCTTCGAGCCCATCGTCGTCGAGTCCACCATGTTCGAGGGCTACGTCGGATGAGCCTGTGGCAACGCGCTCGCACCCTGTTCGCCCGCGTCGAGCGGGGAAAAAAAATCGTCTCCATGGAGACCGGCACCGGCGCACTGCCCTCATCGCGCGCCGCAACCGGCTCGATCTCATTCCCGCGGTTCAACCCCGACGACCTCGCGGGCCGCAAAGGCCTCAGCATCTATGCCAAGATGCGCCTCGACGAGCAGGTCAAGGCCGTCGTCACGTTCAAGCGCGACGCCGTGCTGTCCCGCGGCTGGCACTTCCAGTGGGACGAAGACGTCGAGCTGCCGGACGCTGAAAAAGCCCTGCGCAAGCGCGTGTTCGAGCGCATCGTCAACGGAATGCCCGGCGCGTTCGTCGATGCCCTCAACGTCATCAGCACCGGACGCGAGTTCGGATTCTCGCTCACCGAGAAAATTTACGGGCAGGTCGTCGTCGATGGCAAAACCTACGCCGCAGTGGTGGACCTGCTGGGCCGCGATCCGACATCGTTCAACTTCTACACCGACGAGTTCGGCGTCCTTCAGCGCTGCGAGCAAGTCGCCAGCATGCGGCGCGTCGAGATCGACCTCGACAAGTTCATCCACTACGTTCACAACCCCGAGTTCGACCGCTACTTCGGGCGCAGCGAACTGCGCGAAGCGTATCGCGCGTGGTACTTCAAGGAGCAGTTCCTGAAGTCCTGGGCGCTGTACCTCGAAAAGCTCGGCGGCGGCATGCTGGTCGGCAAGATTTTGCCGGAGCACGAATCCTCGTTCCGCGAAGGCAGCGCCGCGCTCGCAGCACTGCGCAACGTCGTCGCCAACGCGCGCAACAGCCCCGGCATCGTCTTGCCGCCGGGCGTGGACATCACGGCCACGTTCCCGAGTGGCACGGACCCGTACCCCGAGGCGCTGCGCTTCCACGATCTCGCCATCGCCAAAGCACTGCTCGTGCCGAACCTGATTGGCATATCGCACACCGGTCAGACGGGATCTTACTCTCAATCGCAGACGCAACTGGAGTCGTTCGCCTGGACCGTGAAAGCGGACGCCGACAGGCTCGAAGCGACGCTCAACGAGCAGCTATTCCGCGACCTCGGCGACCAGAACTGGGGCGACGGCATGTACCCGCAGTTCGCGTTCAAGCCGATGACCAACGAAGGCCTGCGCTGGCTCGTGACCACGTGGGGCACGCTCGCGAACCAAGGCGCGGTCATCCCCACGGAGGCCGACGAAGCGCGGCTGCGCGAGATCCTGGAAATGCCGCCGCGATCAGAACAGGACGTGACGCTGGTGGAAATCAAGCAGGGGTTGACGCCGCCAGCTCCGCCCGCCGTGTCCGCCAACGACGCAGCGCGAAAAGACACGGCTCCGCCCGCGGCGACGCCGGACCCGCCAGCCGCAAAGGACGCCGACTCGCGACAAGCCATGCGCGACGCGCGCCCCTCGCCTCTCAAGTTCGCCCTCGAGCGCGTGGACTTCGCCGTCATCGACCGCAAGCAGACCACGATGGCCGAGGCCGTTTCCAGAGATCAGGCCGTCAACGTCGCCAAGGCCGTGCAGCGGCTGCTGACGACCGACAACCTCAACCGCATCGCGCAGAACCCGTCGCTGATCGCGAACGTCGAGCTGCAAGGCGCGGACGTCGGGCGCATCAAGGTCGCGTGGCAAAAGGCCATCGCCGACGCATGGGCGCTGGGTCGCCAGCACGCGCAGCTCGAAATCCGCCGCACCGGGCGGCGGTTCCGCAGCGATCGCACGCCCATCGAGTTCGCCGACCTGCGCGAGCGTGCCGCGCAATACTTCGAGGCCAACAGCTTCCGCATGGCAGGCAACGTTGCCGACGGCGTGCGCGCCGTCGTGCAGGCCGAACTGCAAAACTCGGTCAAGTACGGACGCTCTGCCGCGCAGACTCGCCAAGCCATCTGGACCCGCCTGGTCAGCAAGGGGTTCAGCTCCCGCGAGGCCGTCCGCACCGTCGTCGAAGGCACAGAAGACGATACGCTGATCCAGCGCGCGCTCGACGCGCTCGACCTCGACACGGACGAGCAGGCCGCTGCGTACCTCGACACGCTCGCTCGCACCAATCTGTTCGAGTCGATGAACGAAGCACGCTACGCGCAGTTCACCGACCCCGCGCTTGATGGGTTTGTCGTGGCGTTGCGGTACAGCGCGATCCTCGACGACCGCACCACGCAAATCTGCGAGCACCTGCACGATAAGGTGTTCAGCACCTCGTCGGACGTCTGGAACGAGTACCGACCACCGAACCACTGGAACTGCCGCTCTGTGCTCGTGCCTGTGACACAGCTCGACCTGCAAGAAGGCGAGTGGGATGGCGAGGAATCCAGCAAGCCGACCGTCGAGCCGCAGGAGGGGTTCAAATGATGGTGCAGGCGCTATTGCATCGGCTGCTGTCGGGCCCGGCGTCCGCCGCAGCCTGGCACACGCTCAACGCCATGGATGATCGCGGGCGCATCGTCGGCACGCTGTACGTGTCGCAGTGCGCAGTCGATGCCGCCGTGGATCGACTCCACCAGGGCAAGACCGCCACATTCGATCTGCTGTTGCGGTGCTTTGAAGACCGTCCGGTGACGATCTGCGCCATGGACTGGCGCGTTCACGGCGAGGCACGAATGCCGCCAGGACTCAAGCGGCACAAGCGCATTGCGCCCGCTATCGTGATGAACCAGGGCGATGTGTTGACGCTGAGATGGGAGTGGCGGCCGTGAACACGACGTTCCCGGACTTCCATGCGTTGCGCATCACGCTGGTCGATACGCCGGACGACATGGTGCACGAGATCGCCGCGGAAATTCTGGACCGCGTGTTCGTGCAAACGGGCTTGCGGGATGCAGACCTGCTGTGGGTCATCGAATCGTACGAGCGTCGCCGCCCGCGCGTCTACAGCGCGATGCTGAGCGACGGCGTGAACGTGAAGGAGCGCTTCGGCTGATGAGCGAACAATTCGCACGCATTGAAGGCGCAGAAATCTTCGCCGCTGGCACCTGGAACGGCATGACGTTCAGCGAGGCCGACCTCGACCGCATCGTCAAGTCGTTCGAGGCGCTGGAACTCGCCGGCAAAGTTCCGCTGAAACTCGGGCACGAGGGCCCGGACGTGCGCGAAGACCCCACCACGCAGTTCGCCATGGGATGGGTCGAACGCATCTGGCGCGACGGGCGCAAGCTGCTCGCCGACCTCGACGTGCCGAACCAAGTCTACAAATTGATCAAGGATGGATTCCTCAAATTCGTTTCCGTTGAGCTGCTGAAAAACGTCAAGGCGTCCAATCAGGAAATTCCTTGGGTCTTAGACGCAGTGGCTCTGCTCGGCTCTGATCCGCCTGCGGTCGGAGTTCTTAGAGATATTCGAGCGTTGACCATGTCTCGGAGCGCAGCCTCGTTGCTGCGCGGTGAGCGGGTGACGTTCGCGCGGGCGGACTACGTACCACCAACAAACTTCGGAGGACACCGAAACATGTTCGAGAACGACAAGCAGCCGACCATGCAAGAACTGCTGGACCGCATGATTGCGATGCAGAACCAGCTTTCCCAGCAGGCGGCGGAGAACGCAGAGCTGAAGGCAAAGCTCGTGCAATTCAGCACCGTCAAGACCAAGCTCGACACGGTGATGGCGGAAAACAAGGCGCGGGACATCAAGGCACAGCGCGACAAGATCGTTGCGCTGATCGAGGAAGCGGTCCGCAACGAGGACATCCTTCCTGCCGCCCGTGAGCGGTTCCTGCGCACGCATCGCGTGGACGATGACGAGGCAGTCATGGTGATCACGGAGGAGGACGTCAAGGAGTTCGTGCGCGAGAACCCGAACCCGCGCAAGAAGGTCTCCCGCAAGGCACCCCTCAACACGCTGTCGAGCGTGGCGGACGATGTGCCGCCCGGCACGCCGGTGGACCGCGAGGGTGTCGCGCGCGTGACGGCCTGGTTCAAGGAACAGGGCATCAAGTCGCCGACCGCAGAGGACTGGATCAGCGGCACGAAGGCCGTGTTCGCTGCCTTGCCGGACTTCGCCGAACGCTACAAGGCGCACGCCGACGCGATCTACGACGGTCGCGCGCGCAACTGATCGCCTCATCACTGACTTCAGGAGACTCAAAGGACTATGACGACACACGCATACACCCGGACGCTTCCGGTCACTGCGGCAGAGGACCTGTCATCGCAGGCCGCGCGCTTCAAGGTGCTGAGCTTCGGCGGCGTCATCGCGCCGGGCACGTCCCGCGCGGCCGGCATCAACATCACGTCGACCCGCTCGGGCGAAGTGGCGGCGGTGCAGGTGGAGGGCGTCGTGAAGGTGGTCGCCGGCGGCGCGGTCAACACGCTCGGCTATCCCCTCACCGTGGCCAACTCGGGCTTTATGGTCGCTGCCAGCTCCGGTGGGCTGGCCTTCGGGCGGGCGCTGGAAACGTGCGCCTCGGGCGATCTCGTGCAGGCACTGGTCAACTTCGCGGCCCCCGGTGCGTGGCCGGGCGTCTGATTCAGTCGTGACCAACTTTTAATCAGGAGACATTCACAACATGGGTTCAGCAACAGGCCGCGACCTGCACGTCGATCAGCTTCTGTCGCAGATCGCAATCAACTACCGTCCCTCGGGCATGATCGGGGATCAAGTGTTCCCCATCGTGCCGGTGCAGAAGGAGACGGATTCCTACCCGGTCTTCAACCGTGGCGAAGCGTTCGCCATCGAGAAGACCATTCGCACGCGCACCACGGAAGCCTACCGCGTGACGCGGTCGGTCAGCTCCGCGCAGTACGCCGTCAAGAACTACGCGCTCGCTCATGACACGCCGATTGAAGATCGCGCGAACATGGACGCCGCGTGGCAGTTCGAACTGGAAGCGGGTCAGGCCCGTTACCTCCAGGACAAGCTGATGCTTGACATGGATCGCCGCATTCTTTCGACTGCGGTCGCTGGCGTCTCGACCACGTTCGTCTGCGGCTCGTCGTGGATTGCAGCGAGCAATCCGGGCGATCCGTTCTCGATGATCGTGCAGGCGGCGGAGCACATCAAGGCGACGACGGCGCAGAATCCGAACAGCATCATCTTCGGATGGCGCGCGTTGCAGTGGGCGCGGCGCAACATCAACATGCGCAACCTGGTCAACGGCACGAACAACGGCGGTGGCATCCTGTCGCGTGCGCAGATTCAGAACGCGCTGGAGATGGAGCGCATGCTCGCCGCGGAGGCGTTCTACAACCCGTCGAACGAGAACAAGACGGCGACCTTCTCGACCGTGTTCCCGGCGGATGCCGTGATGATCTACTACGCGCCGACGGCCCCGTCTCGCGAGACGCCGTCTTTCGGGTACTGCTTCCGCTGGACGTCGCCGGAGCTGGGCACGCCGATGGCGGTGATTCGTCATCCGTTCGAGTCGCGCACGCGGGTGGACGGCATCGAGCTTCAGTACTATCAGGACGAGCGCATCACCGGCAGCGAGTACGGCGTGATGATCTCGGGTGTCGGCTCGGCGCAGGCGGGTGGTCTGACCTGATGCGCAGGCACACACGCACCGTGCACAAGGCGTCGATTGAACGGCGCATGCTGCGCATTTCCCCCTCGCGGCAACTTGTGGGTTTCGCGGTGCGTGTTCTTGGGCGGGGAGGCACGTTGCTCCCCGCTGTTTTTCGAAGGCCAGGAGGATTGCAGTGGATGTTGTGATCTACAGCGCTGGAATGCCGTTCAACGGCGAGACCGTGCGCACGCGCTCTTTGGGCGGCAGTGAAAGCGCGGCGTACTACCTTGC